CAAAAGAGTTCTCAGTCAACTGAAGAGTCATATATTTTTTTAGAAATTAAAACAGATGTTGGCGAATATACACTACCAGAAGAAGTAATAGAAGTTAGAGAAATTTTTAGAAGAGGTGTTGCTGGAACAACTTCAGGTGGTGTTGATATTGATCCGTTTGAATTAGCATATACAAACTTATACTTTTTACAAGCTGGTAGAATTGGTGGACTAATGACATGGGACGCATTTAATCAGTTTAGTGAAATGGTAAGAAGATTATTTGGTGGATATATTAATTTTAAATATCATCAACATTCGAGAAAATTACAAATAATGCGTAGACCAAGAAAAGATGAAAACGTATTATTACAATGTTTTATGAATAGACCAGAAGAATCATTGCTTGGCGATAGATACGCAAAACCTTGGTTACGTGATTATGCGTTAGCACAGGCTAAAATGATGTTGGGACAAGCATATAGTAAATTTGCAAGTTTACCTGGTGCTCAAGGCGGAGTATCATTAAATGGCGATACACTAAAGCAAGAAGCAATGCAGGCCATTGAAAAACTAGAAAGAGAAATTGAAACTTACGGCACCGGCGAAGATCCACTTACATTCGTAATTGGATAAGTTGGTAAAAAAAAGTTGACAAAATTTCCTAATTATAGTAGCATAATATTATGATTATCGGTTTAGTAGGATTTATGGGCAGTGGTAAAAATACTGTCGCTAACTATTTTATAGAACAAGGCTTTCGTGCTGACAGTTTTGCAGGACCACTTAAAGATGTGTGTTCAGCAATATTTGGATGGCCACGTAATATGCTTGAAGGTGGATCTGATCAAAGTAGAACATTTAGAGAAATGCCAGATGCATGGTGGGGATCAAAACTAGGTAATAAAAAGTTCAGTCCACGTATAGCACTACAATACATTGGTACTGAAGTTTTTAGAGAAGGCTTTAATCCTAACATATGGTTGCATAGCATGGAACAAAGATATGTAGCATCAGGGCAAAAACCTACAGTTATCACAGATTGCAGATTCAGAAATGAAGTTAATTTAATTAAATCTTTGGGTGGTAAAATTATTAGAATTAAACGTGGTCCAGACCCACACTGGCACGAAACAGCGGTTCAAGCCTGCTCTGGCGATATTTTTGCTTTACAGTCTTTAGAAGAAATTGGCATACATAGATCTGAATGGGACTGGTTAGGTTGCAAAGTTGACTGGACAATAGACAATGATTGTCCTTTACCAGAGCTACAAGATAGAGTAGCTGAACTTACATCTGGTACTATTTTTAAAAAGCATTAATCAGGTTTTAAATCACCTTGTGCCCACCCTACTTCTTCTCTAGATTTTACTCTAGAACAATTTGCACAAATAGTTTTTAAGTTACTCCAATTAGCATTTGATAGATCACCGTCAACATGATATACGTCTAATTGAGCAGGATGTTTAGCTTTGAATCCGCATTTTTCACAAATAGCTTTTTTACGATAACCTGCTTTCTGCCAACTATGCATGATTGAAGTTATCTTGCCAGAGCTTCTTCGTATACACTGATCGCATTTTTTACGATAGTGGATCTTGTTCTTTCTTGTGTAATTGTATGCCGCTGGCCTTGTTTTACACTCTATACACAGCGGTCTTATGTGTGTTGTGTTCATATCAATATTTATTGGTTTTGCCGGTTGTCATTACCTTTAAAGGGCAAATATAATCGGTGCCTTTTGCTACAATATAATAAATATAACATATAAGAGTATTACAGATAATACTCAAAGACTTATTAATAAGAGTAGGGAGATTTCACTATGCCAGAACTAGTTTCACCAGGTGTTTCAGTTTCAGTCGTTGATGAATCTATGTATGCTCCTTCCGGTCAAGGTACTGTACCTTTAGTGTTTATTGCTACAGGTCAAGATAAACCAGACTCAGCCGGTTCAGGAATTGCATCAGGTACAACAGCAACTAACGTTGAAAAACCTTTTTTAATTACAAGCCAAAGAGAGTTGGTGAATACGTTTGGTACACCGTCATTTCAATCAGTAGCAGGTACACCGTTACACGCAGATGAAAGAAATGAATATGGTTTACTAGCCGCTTATCAATTCTTGGGAATAGCCAATAGAGCATACGTGGTTCGAGCTAATGTTAATCTTGATGAACTAGAAGGTTCAGCAACTGCACCTTCTATAGCACCAGCAGATGGTACGTATTGGTTAGATACGTCAAATTCAAAATTTGGTATTCACTCTTGGAACACAACAACATCTTCATGGGATGTAGTAGAGCCAACAGTACTATCAGATAAACCAGGAGTAACTGGTTCAAGAGTTATTGACTCAGCTGACAACTTTAGACCTATTGCGTCTTTTGGACAAGCAGACGATTATGCTTTAGTGGCTTTAACAGGTAACGTTCCTGTTAAGTTATACCAAAAGTTAAATGGTTCTTGGGAAGTAGTTGGTTCAAGTTCTTGGGTCACAGCTACAAATTCAATCAGTGGTTCAAATGGTACAGTTCAAATCAAGACAGGTTTGGGAGCAAACAAACCAACTAACGGCTCAACCAAATATGACGTTTGGGTAAAAACAAATTCCGTATCTAACGGTATGGACATTAAAGCATATCTATACAATGCCTCAACAGCAACGTGGCAACTACAACAAGTACCTGTATTTTCAAATGACGACAGTTACGCAGTAGCAAATGATATGATCGTAGGCAATCTCTACGCACAATTTGATGACGTAGATGATGCAGACTGGATTGCAACAGCATTACCAGTTCAAATTACAGCACCAACAGATGATTCACAATCAAAAGGTGCTATCTCAGGTTCACCTGAAGTTATATTCAACATCAAAAGAGCGGCAATGCAATCAGCACACGTAGAAGGCTGGGGTTCATTACACGCAGGTGTAAATTTAACAGGTGCCAATACAGCAATAATCTTTTCAGTATGTGGTCAAGATGTCACAGTAACAGCGGCAGGCGGTGCTGGTTCATCAGTAACACTAGATGAAATTGTTGCAGGTATTAACAACAATGCAACTTTACAAGGTTATGGTGTTGTTGCTGAGAAAACTGAATTATCAGCTTCTAGAAAATACTTGAAACTTTCTAGAACGTTAGGTAAAGCAATTTGGATTGAAGATGGTGCAGATTCAGGTACTACACAAGGTGCAACTGTACAAAACTTAGGTTTTGATGATACAGTAGCAGGTAAGGCCAACGATCAAGACAGTTTTGCGGACTTCTTTATTTCAAGTGGTGCGTCATTAACTGTATATGCTTCACCGTTTAGATACTTGCAGTTTGAAGCGTCAACTTCAGCTCCAAAAAGAAATCCAGTAAATGGTACAATGTGGTATGACACAAACATTTCAGCTGATATCTACATTAACGAAAACAGCGGCGGTACAATGAAATGGTTAGCATACGCAAACTCAAAAGATCAATTTGATAACACATCAGTAGCATCGGGCGGTTTAAGAGACCTTCAGATGGTAACTTCTGCACCAACTACAAAATCAGATGGTGTAACAGGTTTAGGTGATGGCGATATTTGGATTGATACAGATGAGTTAGATGTATATCCAAAAATTTACAAATATAACGGTACAACAAACAAATGGGTACTATTAGACAACAGCGATCAATCATCTGACATGGGTGTTGTATTTGCAGATGCTGGCGGCGATCCGTCAGGTGCAGATTTAGACGAACAAGGTTGGGGAATGAAATTTGCTGATATGGATTCTGATTCACCAGATCCGTCAACGTTCCCAGATGGTATCTTACTTTTCAATATGAGATTATCAGGTAACTCAGTTAAGAAGTACACAACAAATTATGAATTTGATGGTACAGATAACGGTGATACTTGGGTTTCAGCATCAGGTGTTGATACAGCTGGTGTACCTTACATGGGTAGAAAATCTCAAAGAAAAGTTATTGTAAAAGCAATGGCAGATGCAATGGTAAGCAATGATGATATTAGAGCAGAATCAAGGTTCTATAACTTAATTGCGGCACCAGGCTATCCAGAGCTTTTAGATGAAATGGTTGCACTTAACAATGATAGAAAGCAAACAGCATTTATTATTGTTGATACTCCGTTTAGATTGAATCCATCAGGCACAACAATTCAAAACTGGGCGACTAATGCCAACAATGCAGTTGAGAACGGCGAAGACGGCCTAATCACAGCATCAAATATGGCAGGTGCTTATTATCCATCAGGTTTTGCAACAAACTTAGATGGATCTTCAGTGGTAGTTCCACCATCACATATTGCTTTAAGAACAATAGCATTTAATGATCAGGTGGCGTTTCCATGGTTTGCACCAGCAGGTTTAACAAGAGGTCTTGTAGACAACGCAACATCAGTAGGCTTTATTGATAGTAAAGAAGGTGAATTCCAACCAGTACAGCTAACTGAAGGTCAAAGAGATACATTATACGCAAACAAAATTAACCCTATTGCATTTATACCAAATAGAGGTTTAGTAGTGTTTGGTCAAAAAACATTGGCATCTGTAGCATCAGCTATGGACAGAGTAAATGTAGCTAGACTATTGGCGTTCTTAAGATTCGAGTTAGACAATTTGGCTAAACCGTTCTTGTTTGAACCAAATGACATCATGACTAGAGGTCAGGTTGAAGATACATTCAACAGATTCTTAGAAGAGTTAATTACAAAAAGAGCTCTTTTTGACTTCTTAGTAGTTTGTGATGATACAAACAATACACCAGCTAGAATTGACAGAAATGAATTGTATATTGATATAGCAATTCAGCCTGTTAAAGCAATTGAGTTCATTTACATACCAGTAAGAATTAAAAATACTGGTGAGTCTTTGAGCAACTAGTAAAAATTAGGGTTTTTGAGCGAGATTTTCTCGCTCAATACCTTTAAAGAACCCTTTAATATTAAAGGTTTTTCAGATTTATAAGATATTACTATAAATATTATTATAGACTGAGAGTTTAGGAGAGTTAATATGGCAACACTATCAAAATTCGGAGTTCCGTTCGGTGATGGATCGGGTCGAGGTGGTATTCTACAACCGAAACTAAAATATAGATTTAGAGTTATATTCTTTAGTTTTGGTAGTAATGATTCAACTGTACAGTTAACTCAACAAGTGATGAACGTAACGAGACCAAAAGTTTCTTACGAAGAGATTCCAGTAGATGTTTACAACTCAAGAGCTTATATGCAAGGTAAACACACATGGGAACAAATTACAATTACGTTGAGGGATGACGCTAATAACAATATTACTAAATTAGTAGGTCAGCAAGTACAAGCACAGTTAAACCACTTTAACCAAACTTCACCTGGTGCAGGATCCAACTTCAAGTTTACAACACAGATTGATATTCTTGATGGTGGTACAGCAGGTGACACTGAGGTAGAGAAATGGGAATTGGAAGGTTGTTTCTTACAGAACGTAGATTACAGTGATTCAGATTATGCAGTTTCAGAACCAGTACAGGTTATTATGACTGTAAGATTTGATAACGCAATCAACTACGGACCTGGTAAAGTTAGAGAAACAGCTGGTTTCGGTGACCCAACTCTAGCAGGCGGTACAAACGTATCGTAATAATAAGGTTTTAGAGGATAGCCCATGGCTTTTGGCGACAGAATTCGTAACGACACAAACTTTTTTGTATTGCCACCGAATATCGCGTCAGATATCATGGGCTTTCGCTCTATTATCACGTCCGCACCCAAATCAAGATTTCAATATTTTGCAGTTTTCGTATTCAACAAAAACACAGAAGTTTCAAGTTTATTAAGTCAGTATACAAGTGACCTAGAAGAAATTGCGGCAAAAACGTCAGCACACACTTTTGACAAACTGACACAAGATTCAAAAAAATTAGGTTTCATATGTAAGCAAGTTGATTTACCTCGTTTTCAAATTCAATACGAGATGATGAATCAATACAATAGAAAAAAGCCAGTAATTAAAAAAATTGACTGGAATCCTATACAGATTTCAATGCATGATACAGCTGATAACCTTGCATGGCGTTTTTGGAATGCAATCTATCAATATCATTTTTTAGAAGCATCGTTAAC